CGCCTAAGATACGTTTGCTGACTTTTTTATCATCAAGATTGTTGACTTCCTTACAAACAGCATTGAATTGTGCCGCACCAAAATTATCTCCCTCTTGTTCATAGATTGTGTAGTCCTCCAATGAAATAGAGCCGTCACTGTTTGATGTCTGTCTATATCTTCTTTTTCCGTTCATTGACGATGCCAGGATATCGTCTTTATAATCCGTTTTAAGTGCCATTATACACGTACCTCCTTAAATCTTCCCAGTCTGAATGGGATGTGTCTCAAACCTTGTTCTTGCCTGTCCAGAGTATCTTTCAGAGTTATCATTGATGATTCCAGCCGATTCAGTTCATCGTATTTGATAAACTGCCCGTTTTCGTAGAACGTCTTTGTACCTCCTAAATTCTTGTTATAGGTCTTCTGATTAATCTTCTCAAGATTTGTCTCAAACAGGTTGAAAATCCTGACATCCCAGAACAATGCATAGGAAGTCAAATCACTACCCATATCGTCAATTTCAAAGGGGATAATCAACTCATTTGCTCGGTCTTTCAAGTAGACGAGATTGTTCTTAATCCTGTTATAATCATCGATATTGAACTTGCTGTTTATATTCCAATCAGTTTTAGGTGTTATCCACTCCGACATAATTTACTTCCCTCGCTTTCATATCTGAATTCCAAGAACCGTTAAACGTCAGTGAATTTTCATACGCCCGTATCAACTTTTCTCTTCCATCTTTCAGTCCGAAGTACATGGTGTCATTCGCATCAATAGCGGGATCTCCGCGCCAGTTAAATTCATATTCAGCACAGCCTAAGTAATAGCTTGCCAGCCATTCCTCTACCTTTTTCGCATGTTCCACAGTGCTGATAAGCGGATTCTTCCACTCGACATCCGAACCAGATTTATTGTGTACTTTTGTGTATCTGTTCGTGTCCTGCTGATATTCTTTCCCTTTTACAGTTACAGTCAGTGTCGTATCTTTCGTAACTCCGCTGAATTGAATCTTTGCGTAAAAGTTACTGGAAGCTACGATTTTACCTGTTATCGCCGAATTATCAGTTGACACGCTGAATCCATAGGATGCACTGTTGAAGTAGACTGTATGGGTCATATTGGACGCTGTGAGTGATATTGTCTCAGAGACAAGTTCCTTATCTTCTTCTATTGACTGTCTGTACACAGTCCTGTCAACAGTAATCGCACGCACTTTGTCTTGTTTTGTAGTCTGTGGAGTATCAAGGATATCAACTCTTCTGATTCTGTAGTCTGTGGATTCCCCGATATTCAGATAGTCAACAAACACTCTGCTGTTCGGTGTAGCTTTTGTGAATTCTACAGAAAATTCGT